GCTTGGGCCAGCCCAATCGCATCGGCTGGATTGGGGTGTTCCTTGGACGCCGTGGGCGGTGACTCTTTCGGATTTTCTGCGGAGCTGTAAATGGACACCTACAAAGTTTTCAACGACCGCAACGGGCAGGCTGCATCTGTGCTGCGGAACGGCAACACCAGCATCCCCTTCGACCCCGCCAACAGCGATGCCGTTGAATTTGCAAAATGGCTCAAGGCTGGCAACAAGCCAGAACCAGCCGAAGAAAGTGGCGCGGTGACCGACGAATGGGTCGCAGAGACAATCTCCAAGCTGCTGCCATGATCCAGAGCCAGCATCATTACAATCGCTACCAGCGATTCATAGGCTCCCTGCGTGGGCAGTCTGTGGATGGCTATGCCGAGGTGCATCACATTGTGCCTCGCAGCCTTGGCGGTTCTGAGGATGCCGACAACTTGATCCGGCTTACTGCGCGACAGCATTACATCGCACACTGGATGCTGGCCCGTGCGCTTGGCGGTTCTGCTGCTCGCGCCTTCTTCATGATGAGCAACTTCGGCAAGTACGGTCAGGTCAACTCAACGACCTACCAGATTGCCCGGAAAGAATACGCAGATCGCGTCAGTGAGCAATTGAAGGCGTGTCCAAACGTTCCGGCGTTTACTGAGGCGCACCGAGAAAAGCTGCGCCAAGCAAAAACCGGAAGACGGCTGTCGGAAGAAACTCGCCGCCGTGTAGGTGAAGCGCAACGTGGCCGAAAGCTATCCGAGGAAACACGCCGTCGCATCTCAGAAGCCAAGAAAGGAATTGCCACTCGCGGTTCCGGCTGGAAACACTCTCAAGAAACGAGGATGAAAATGACGCAATCACAATATGCACGTAATCGTGCGCTGGCCGAGGGCAACGAGCCGCTGCCTGCGGACGAGGCAAACCAATAATCCTAGTGGTGCAGTATGACCGAACAGGACATGATCTCCAGAACAGAGGCTAGGCTTATGACGCATGAGCAGGTATGCGCCGAGAGATACGCCAACATTGACGAATCTCTGAGCAAGGGCGATAAGCGCATGACAAAGATCGAGTATCTGATCTATGCTGTTATGGCCATCGTCTTGCTTGGCCCAGGTGTTGGTGCTGAGTTCTTCAAGAAGTTGATTGGCATCTAACGATGGCAGACAAGTACCAGCTTGATGTCCCTGCTGTGCCATCCATGCCAGCAGGTGACAATCAGTATTCCAGGAACATCCACAATCAACTGATTGGCGGATTGAGGTCGTACTTCATCAAGCTGTCTAACGGTCTTTCTGCTTTGTTCGGCCCAAAGGGTGCTTCCTATCTGAATGCACCTCATGGTGTATTCCAGGACAGCACCGATCAATTTGATGGCTCTACGGCTGTTGCTTACTACATCCGTCTGGACACCACTGACTACTCAAACGGTATCTCAGTACAGTCCCACACGGCCAGCGTAACCGCCTCCATCAGCAGCACCACCATGACGGTCACAGCCGTCTCCAGTGGAACTCTGAAGCCTTCTATGTTCGTGTCTGGGACTGGTGTTACGGCAGGGACGTACATCATTGCCCAGCTCACTGGAACTCCCGGTGGAACTGGTACGTACACTGTCAGTGCTTCTCAGACCGTAAGCTCCACAACGATCTCTGGGACATTGGCATCCAAGATTGTTGTTGCTCAATCTGGTCTGTACAACATCCAGTTCAGCATCCAGTTCAAGAACACGACTAATGATTCGCAGAACGTGGACGTCTGGTTTGCCAAGAACGGTACGAACGTTGCCGGTTCCAACAGCAAATTTGGTATGCCAGCCCGTAAGAACACTGGCGACCCAAGCCATCTGATTGCTGCGATGAACTTCAGCATGAGGCTCAACCAAGGTGACTATGTAGAGTTGCTGTGGCGTGTTTCGGACTCTGGGCTGTCAATTGAGCAGTATCCGGCAGTGTCTGCAAGTGGCTCGTCTCCTGCCATTCCTGCCACTCCGTCTGTGATTGTCACGGTTTGGTTTGTTTCAAATTTGACCGCATAATGCCTTCAAAGTAGAGAACGAATATGGCACTCCTGACACTCCAAATCCCGCCAGGCGTTTACAAGAACGGCACTGACTACCAGACCAAGGGTCGCTGGAATGAGTCCAGCCTTGTCCGCTGGTTTGAGGGGACGATTCGTCCTGTTGGCGGATGGCGCAAACGTACAAGCAATACTGTCACTGGCAAGGCTCGTGGTTTCTTGGCTTGGAGAGCAAATTCTGGTGACCGTTGGATTGGCATCGGAACTCATTCTGGCTTGTACGTTATGAACGAGGCAGGAACCGTAACCAACATCACGCCAGCTGGTTTCACCTCTGGATACGCAGATGCTCAAGTTGCCATTGGCTACGGCAAAGGCACTTATGGCTCCTTCTCGTATGGTGTGGCACGTCCTGATCTTGGATCTGTGATTCCTGCAACCACTTGGAGTCTGGACAACTGGGGTGAATACCTGGTTGGTTGTTCTTCCCATGATGGCAAGCTCTACGAATGGGATCTTGATACCAACAATGATGCCGTTCAGATTGCAAACTCTCCTGAAGACTGCGCTGGTCTTTTGGTGACTGACGAACGAATCATGTTTGCCCTTGGTGCTGATGGCAATCCTCGTAAGGTTGCATGGTCTGACCAAGAAGACAACACCAACTGGACGCCAACTGCTCTGACCCAGGCTGGTGACTATGAGCTGATGACCTCTGGGACCATTCAGGTCGCCAAGCGTATCCGTGGTGCAACCTTAATCTTCACTGACGTTGATGTTCATCTTTCGACATATATTGGACCTCCGTTCGTCTACTCGTTTGAACGTGCCGGTACTGGTTGTGGAGTCATTTCTAAGCAGGCTGTTGCGGTTAACGACAGTGCTTGCGTTTGGATGTCTCGCTCTGGATTTTGGGTCTATGACGGCTTTGTAAAGCCACTGCAATGCGATGTTGGGGACTATGTTTTCTCCAACATGAACATTCAGCAGGCTTCTAAGGTCTACTGCGTCCATAACTCGTCTTTTGGCGAGGTGTGGTGGTTCTATCCTAGCGCATCCAGCACGGAGAACGATTCCTACGTGTCGTACAACTACCGTGAGAATCACTGGGCCATTGGTCGCATCGAGCGTACCTGCGGAACAGATCGCGGTGTTTTCACGAACCCACTGTTTGTCTCTCCCACTGGTTTCGTCTATGAGCACGAGGTTGGTCTTGATTACGAATCCAGCCCTGTCTTTGCTGAGTCTGGACCAGTTGAGATTGGCGACGGAGAGCGTATTTTCAGCATGACCGGACTGATTCCTGACGAGAAGACAGCAGGAGATGTCCGGGCTCGTTTTGGGACCAAGTTCTATCCCAACTCCACTGAATACAACTACGGGCCGTATACGCTCAACAGCCCGACTTCTGTGCGTATCTCTGGTCGCCAGTTGGCTGTCCGTCTGGAGGCTGTAAACAACACTGATTGGCGGGTTGGTAATCTTCGGCTTGAAGGAAAGGCTGGTGGTCTGCGGTGAGTTCTGTTGATTACGAGAAATACAAGATCAATGGTGAACTTCCATATTGGGCGACCCTTCTCCAACAAGTAGAACATTACCTCCTACCGGCCCTAAAATACGCTGACACGCACAATCTTCAAGATGTTGCGGACGAGATTGAAGCTGGTAACATGATGCTGTGGGCTGGTGAGAAATCAGCCATAGTGACAGAAATTCAGGACTTTCCACGCAAAAAAGTCCTTCTTGTCTTCATAGCGGGTGGAGACATTAGAGAGATGGAGCTTATCTCTCCCCATATTGTGAAGTTCGCACAAGACATGGGTTGCCAAAGAATCATCCTTACTGGCCGCAGAGGCTGGTCACGAACTTTCCTAACCAACATGGCATTCAAGCCAACCCACTACTGGATGTCTAAGGAGCTTTAATATGGGCGGCATAAGCAAAAGCAGCAGTACCCAGCAGAGTACGAGTGGTCTCGACCCGGAACTGCGCAGGCGTCAGCTTGAGAACATTGACCGTGCTACTGGTGTAGCTGGTAGCCTTCAGGCTCGTCAGTTTGCCGGTCTTAGCTCTGGAATGACAGATGCTATGGGCACTGCACGTTCTTTGACCCAGTTTTCTCCGGCTCAAATCCAAGCACAGCAAGCTCGTCTTGGTCAGAACATTGGCCTGGAAGACGCCATGTCTGTTGCTCGTGGTGTGAGTCAATTCACTCCTGAGCAGGTTCGTGCAGGCTCGTTCCTGAACAAG